TCTTGAAAGCTCTAAATCAGCAGAAGAAGCAGATAAAAGGATTCGGGAATATGAAGAGGCTCTTAAAAATACAACAGGAACAGTAAATCAAGGCATTGGTGTTTTTAAGGAATTTGGTCTTGTAACAAAAACTAAATTAACGGAAGAGTTAAAAAATGCTGAACAAGCTTTAAGAGATTTAAAGAAATCCTCAGAAGCAACACCAGGGGCTATAGATAAGCTTGAAAAGAAAATTAAAAGCCTAAAAGAACAATTATATGGAGTGAAGGATGCATCTGAAACATGGGTTGATTTTATTAAGAAAAATGGGCTATTAACAACAAAAGAATGGCATGATGAAATCGATAAACTAAATAAAATAGAGGATGTTCTTAAGGCAAAATTAGAAGAAGGTAAAATATCTTTGGGGGTATATGGAACGGCAATAGATTCTATAAAGAAAAAATTAAAAGAATTACAAAATCAGAGCGTAGAGACTGGAGAAAAAGTAAGTACAGCCGTAACCCAGATTGGAACTTCTGCAATAAATGCAGGTGAACTTTTTGAGATTGCAACTACAGGTATGGTTAATGCTTGGGCAGACGATGGAAATCTTATTAAGAAAAAGACGGAAGAAACAACGCAAAAAGTCACTTCTCTTTGGAATCAAATGACAGACGGCCTTAAAACAAAATGGGCTACGACTTTCTCAGATATGCTGAGCGGTGCAAAGGACTTACATGAGGGTATGGCTGCACTCTGGGAAGGGACGAAAGAGCTTTTCTTTGATATCGTAGGACAAATGATATCAAAATGGGTGACTGATTTTCTTGGAAGTCTTTTAAGTGAATCTACGTCTATTTTTAATAGCATATTTGGCTCTATAGGAAACGCAGCAGAGGGGGCGGCTCAAGCTGCAGTCGGGGCTTCTTCTGCTTTGACAGGAGTTTTTGTCGGACTTGGAGCCGCAATCGGAACGTTTCTTGGAACTCTCTTGGGCGGCGGTGGGTCTGACATGAGCTATACGAATAAGCTTCTTGAAACCATAGCCTGGGATCAAAGTGCCAAAATGGATCATACAAATCAACAACTTAATGAGATTAAATTAACCGCATGGAAAATCAAAGATAAAATAGGTGCTCTCTATAATGCCATGACAACGCAGGGGACGGTCTATGTGAATATGTTTGCATCCGAGCCCATTGAACAATTAGGACAGGGGATAAATAGTGGATTATTAGGGATTGGAGGGGATATCGTATCTCTGGGTGGTAAAATAGGAAATGGGATCGCAGGATTAGAAAAGGGGATAAGAGGAGCTAATAATGAATTAATGAAGGGGATAAAAAATCTAAATGGAAAAGTATCTGTAGGAACACAGGCAGTTTCAATGACTGGAGCCAGAGCAATATCCGCTCAGGATGAAGGAACGTGGTATGTTCAGGCTCAAGAACAATTATTTAAAGCACACAGAGGAGAGATTGTTGATATACATCATTCAACACCTCAACAAGCAAGCTCAGGAGGCTCTAGCGGCTTAGGTAGTTTGAATGTCGAAATACAGCCTGTTGTAATTCCTAAAGATGATAAATATCAGATTGAATTCACTGTAAAAAGCATAAAGAAATTTGAGAGAAAAATAATCAAAGGTGGAGTGCCTCTTCCGATAAATGCAGTAACAGGGGGCCGAATGTGATAGGCCAGAATATACGTTTTATGTGGAAAAACCGCTGGGATGATGCTTCACTTGTAGCTTCAAGTTCTGAATCAGGTTTTCCCGTAACGAATACTCAGCATCGGTGGCATACAAGGACCTGGAGAAGCGAATCAGGATTTACCGGAGGCCCTGCAGATGTTTATATAAAAGCTGATTTAGGAAATAGTCATAATATTAATACACTCATAATAAAAAATCATAATTTCAGTATGCTTGAAAGCATTGACGGATTAAGAATCCAGGCAAACGATTCTGACGCTTGGGGAGCTCCGGCTTTTGATAAACCAGTTACAATGACCTCTGGCCTTATAATCAAATTCTTTTCAAACACTCAGAATTATCGTTACTGGCGTTTGGTTATGACCGATACTTTAAATCCTGATACCTATCTTGAAATAGGGCGTATATTTTTAGGCTCTTATTTTGAACCTTATTATAATTTTCAATCAAGAAAACCGTCTTTCCTGGATTTATCTACAGTGAAGCGTTCCACTGGTGGGCAGATATCCTCAGATCAGAAACCTAGATATAGAGCTTGGTCCTATTCATTCGGAGCAATAACAGCCAGTGATTTTGATACATTCTGGGAAATGTGGCAGGAAGTAGGAAAATCTAAAGATTATTTTATCTGTCAAGAACCGACCCACATAACGCCTTATCTTATGACTTTTTATGTTCAAAATTTAGATGATTGGGGTTTTGATCCTCTTATAAAAAATTTTGATACCCTTACGATTTCAACTGAGGAGCTTCTCTGATGGCGGCAATTGATGAAAGCCTATGGTGTATGGTTGAAAATAATTCAGATAGATATTTGAAGCGATACAATATAGCAACAGGTGGATGGTCTGATGTGGTTCAGCTTCCGGCTTATGACACGGCTGGAGCTGATTGTATGTGCGTATGGGATGGTGGATTTTATATCTGGATTTATATTCAAGATGATGTGGCTGACATTAATTATGTTAAAAAAAGGCTAAATATCCATACTCTGGAATTGAGTGACTATCCTCAAGACCCAGATATCATAGACGAATTTGACTATGGGATGATGACCCAAGATTATGGGGGTAAAATTTATGTAGCAGCATATGAAAATTTTAACGTTTGCAGTTTTTCTTATGCAACTAAAGTTTGGGGAATTGAACCAGCACCACCTTCAGACAATGTTACGGATCCAGCAATAGCCGCTGTTCCACCCTGGGCTAATAATCAACCTGGTAATATATTCTTAGTTAGGTCCATATCATCGACAGTAAATTTTTATATGCTCGATCCAGTAACGGGATTGTGGACAGTTAAAGCCAATACTGACGGAGCTGATGGATTTGCTAACGCAAGAGGAATGGTATGGGCTCAAGTACCTGAAAGCGGTTTTCCGGAATATATTTATTTGACCAGGAAGGACGATAAATTTGATAAGTACGATATCAATGCTGATTCATGGTCAAATATTGGTTCGATGCCAACAGATTTAGGTCATAATTTGGGTGGTAATACTCTTGTTTGGGATGGTGATAGATATCTTTTCTGGATTACAGATGATGATAATGGAATATACAGATTTGATATTGTGGACGAAGCTTGGGAAGCTTATATCACTTTTCCTGGGGATGGCCTGGATTCACAGCATTCAATAGCCTATACACCAAGAATAAGATTTGTATTTTGCGATTCAAACGGAAATGAGCTTTATGATCCTGCTTCTTTGGGCTCTATACCAAAAGACAGGGTTTCGACTCCGATAAAATACTATCTCAAAGCATTGGAGGCCGAAGCGGAAGACGTGACCATAAGTTTTGTGGACGATCATAGAACAGATGCCGAGGATATTTTAGAGATAGCAGAGGACGTGGCCGGATCTCCTGGAGCATGGGGAGGCTCAGTCAATCTTGGGTCTTTCGCATTAAATGAATCAAAAGCTTTTTGGTTAAGAGCTGACCCAACCGATGTGGCTCAAGAGGCGAAAATTGCAAGATTTAAACTTTCCATAGGATAAATGAATGACACATGATTATTTTAACGGTGGTCAATTTATAAGAACCGCTGTCTATGATCTGCCTAGAGGCGAGCCTTTAATCCGATATGTCCCCTGGTGTACTGGAGTATTTAGAAAACATGTGCGATTTATACCTTTTTGTATAGGGGTATTTAGGCATCAACTTTGGTTTACAATAAGAAACGAGGACAATGTTATAAATGAAAGAGAATTTTCAAGACTCCGTTTCCTATATGAAAATCAATGGGATGAAGGCTCCCTAACAACAAACAGCGAACAGCTTAAATATCCGGCTTCAAACACACAGCAAATCTGGCTTTCAAACTGCTGGCGTTCAGCTTTAGGTGAGATTGAAGATATATGGCTCAAAGTCGATATGGGTGAAGCAAAATCAATACGAGCTTTAGTCATTGCAAATCATTGGTTTAATCCTGGCTCTGTTGTTTTTATCCAAGCAAATAATGTCGATGCCTGGGGAGCCCCGGCAATCAATCAAGAGCTTGAGATTACTGATGATAAAACTTTAATCGAATACTTCTGGCATAGACCCCAAAGTTATAGATATTGGCGTTTATATATGACAGCAGATATACCATCAGGGAATCTTACAGGAGAAGAGGATATAAGCACACGTGGCGATAGAGATGCGGTCCCTTATTGCAATCCTCACTTTAAAATAGGACGTATTTTCTTGGGCGATTATTTTGAAGTAAGCCAAAATTTTACTGAACGAAAGCCTGATTATAAAGACGAAAGCCAAGAATATCGAACAGATAGAGAAGGTCATATCTCAGAAAGACCATCCTGGAAACACAGGGATTTTTTCTATACATTCGATAAATTGGGTTCTCGGGATTATGAAACCATCTGGGATATTTATGAGGCTAAAGGCAAAGGTATTCCGTTTTTTATAATAGAAAATTACAAATACTGGTGGAAACGCACTTATTATGTGACCTTTGCAGATGCTCTTGAATACGAATATCTCTATAACAGAGTAAATACGACTCTTCATTTAAAGGAAACAAGATGAGCTTTGAAGATACCGTTGCTAAAGCTGATTGGAAAAAAGTATTTATGGTTGAAATTCAGCCAGCTAAAAGAATCGACACAGAAATATGGACTCGGCATGGGGTTTATACGAACTGCTGGCGAATAGATTATGAAGAAATCGTTGTTGAGGTTGAAGAGATGGGGGTCTCTTATACAGAATGCTCTTCTCTTTTGGAGTTGAATAATTTATCAGGAGGCATGGGCTTTTATTATGATGAAGAAAATCAATATTTATGGGTCCATACAAATGGTTCGGATGATCCTGGGGGTGTAAGTGGAGGTTATTTCCTTGTGGCTTATCACTGGGAATATTATACGAATATCCAGGATGAAGATGAACCTGTTATTTACAATAATCGTTATTATTTGCCTTATTTAAGAAGTGAGGATCTTCCGGATATAGAACAAGCTGTATCTGATTATTATAAAGGTGGCGTATCTTTAGGATTTGGAGATATAAAACTCATAAATGCAGATGGTCATTTTGATGCTCGACTCTCTCTTTATGTCTATGAATGGAAAAAGATATTAGTAAAAGTTTCTGATTTAGGAGCTGGCTTTGGAGATGTTGCTACTTTCTGGCGTGGAATAATAGGTGATATTGAATGGTCAGATGAAGAAGTGGTTTTTGAAATATTAGATCCGAGGGAACAATGATCACTGAAATGTTGCCTAAGTATAAGTTCTGGATATCTAATTATCCTAATATGGATTCATCAAAAGACGGCCATGTGATCCCTGAGCGTTATGGTGAAAAAACAAATATTGAACCTGTGTGTATTAATACATCTATCATGCAGTATCAAATTGCAAGATTAGAAATAAAGGCCATAGATGCAGTAGAGGCAGATGGGATTGATTTAGAGGAAGATGAAAATTATGAGACAGATTTAACAAATGCCAGATTTACTATTTACGGGATGCCGTATTGTGTCGGAGGCCAAACATATATTCTTGTACTTCAGGGTGATTTTGGAATAAACGGAGTGGATTATATAGAGGTTGGTGGTGATTCGGGAGCCGGATATGGAGACGGTCAATATTATGAGATCGA